GACCGCCACGGGCTGGTTGCCAGCCTTGTTCACTCGTACCAATCGGACGAGGAGTACAGGGATGAACTCAAGGCCTTCATGTCTGGTGAACGCGAACTCATCATCAACGTAGGCATCCTAACTACTGGTTGGGATCACCCTCCTGTCTCTGAAATCTTTATTGCCAAGCCGACTAAGGCTCTGAACAAGTACACGCAGATGATCGGGCGAGGCACCAGAACGCTGCCCGGGGTGATCGACGGCCTGGAGACGGTGGAGCAGCGCAAGGCGGCCATAGCGGCCAGCCAGAAGCCCTGCTTCGTGATCCACGACATCACGGACTCCAGCCGCTGCCATCAACTCTGCACGGCCATCGACGTTCTGAGCAGCCAGACCAAGGCAATCAACACCAAGGTCAGGGACAAGACCGAGGAGGAGGTCTCGCTGGAGGAGATAGACGCCGCCGTGGCGGCCGAGGTGGCTGCCGAGCAGGAGATTGCCCGGCTGGAGCGAGAGGCCGAGAGGAAGCGGCGTGCGGCCCTGGTGATGGGCGTGGAGTTCGGCACTGAGGAGCGCGATCCGTTCGCTGTTGGCGACCGAAAGAACGCCCGCAGGCAGACATGGCGCATGCCATTTGGCAAGTACAAGGGCCAGCCGCTGGACAGCGACGTTATCCCGAGCAGTTATCTGGAGTGGATGCTCCGAGAAGGAAAACTCACGCCTATGTGGCGGCAGGTGATCGAGGCGGCGGTGGCCCGGCGAGAGTCCAAGAAGATGTTTGACGAGAGTGGTTTGCCATGGTGACTCAAGGAGGAGATTTCATGGACGAGCAGCCGGAAGTGAAGTTGTCGTGGCACGAATATGCCATGGCATCGGAGGTAGGGCGTTTAAGACAACTTGCATCCATAAAGGCTGGACTTATAGATCGACATGGATATGTCGGCAACGGATGGGCAGAGCATATAGAGGGGGCGCTGGGTGAACTGGTTGTAGCCAAGGTGCTGGGCATTTACTGGGACGGCTCTGTAAACACTTTCTCCAGAGATGACCTTCCAGGGGTGCAGGTCCGCACACGCAGCGAGACCTACTACGACCTGATCGTTAGGCCATGCGACCCAGATGACGCCACCTGGGTGCTGGTGACCGGCAAGTGCCCGTCGTATGTCGTGCGCGGCTGGATCGCCGGCAGTGACGCCAAGCAGCCCCAGTGGCTCAAGGACCACGGCAGCAGGCCGGTGGCCTACTTCATTCCGCAGGAGGCCCTGAGGCCAATAGTGGAACTTTGTGCATACAACAAAATTACAGGTTGACCCCACGAATACAACATAAAAACACGACCTGATCCGGCCTGCACTTCACTGTCGCCTGCTGCTCAATACACGCCGCCCGCATGTCTCAGCATCTGAGCCAGCCGGTCGCAACAACGAGCAGCAGGTGGCGAGGTCAAGGCTCAAGAGCAGGGCGTGAGAGCAACCCCGAGAGTAATTACCTCGGCCACCTGCCTCACGCCTGAACTAAAAGGGGGCCGGTCAGGTCGTGGTGACGACGCCTTGTGAGGGGCCCGGTTTTCAGTGGCCGGCACACCTCTCATAAGTCACGGGATGACGGCCATACATCCCACACACGCTCTGTTGCGAAAGACTGTGGCCCGGCGAGAGGAGAGACCAGACGGCTACGGCCAGAGGGAGAAGCGATCTCGCCTGTCACGCTCCATAAACGTGACTGAGTAATCGGCTAGTTCGGTTTTGAATGGTGTGAACTTTTACAGTGCCAGAGCCAGAGCAGAAGCAATTCCCAGGAGAGAAAGCATGAAGGTTGTGTACACGACGAGCGATAAGCGGATGACTGTTGAGGTTGAGGGAAAGGACAACAAGGACGTATTCAGCCAGTTGGCCCTCTTTCAAGAGATTTATGAGACGCGACGGTGTGGGGCCTGTGACAGCGAGCGCGTTGTGTTCATGGTGAGAGAAGTACAGGGCAATACCTATTACGAACTCAAGTGCCTGGACTGTGGCTCGACCCTTGGGTTTGGGCAGAAGCGTGCAGACGGAAGCCTGTTCCCCAAAAGGAAAGACAAGGAAGGCAACTGGCTGCCCAACAACGGGTGGACGAAATGGCAGGACAACCGATCCAAGGCCAGTGACGACAGCCCCTTCTGAGGTCACCGTGTCAAAGGCCAAGGACAGGCAACTGCTGGCTGACTACGCAGAGTCTCACGACCGCTGTGCCGTCTGCCACTTCAGGAAGCACCGGCCCGGCCGCAATATGGAACTCCACCATATTGTGGGCCGGTACGGGAAGACGCCGCACGACCACCGTGGGCTCATCATGCTGTGCAACACCTGTCACTTGGCGCTGCACAACCATGTTCCGCCTCCGTTCGATGGCCTGGAGAACTGCCACATCCTCACTGCCAAGAAAGAGGAGGACGGAGATGTGGACCTTGAGTACCTGGCTGGCTGCCGCAGGAGAAAGCATCTTGGCTACGAGCCGGAGTCGATACCCAAGGCCTACCTGGAGGAGCGACTCCACAATGACAGAGCCTAAGCCAGGAGCCATACAGGTTTACGGTGGACCATTGGATGGTGCGTGGGTGGAGGTGACGGAAGAGAACAGGGAGGGCTTCGACTACATCGTCAGGGCTAGACACCAGTACGTCTACCAGCCACAGGTACATAAAAAGACGAAAGCAGCAATCGTGAACATACCTCGGTGTTTCTATTACGCGGGGGCGACGGATGCCAAACGGTAAGCAAAAAGGCAAAAGAGGAGAACTTGAACTATGCCATGTTCTGAAAGAATTGTTCGGGTGGGAGGCTCGGCGGTCGCAGCAGTTCAACGGGAATGCCGGCGATGCGGACCTGATCGTCAAGGAGATGCCGGAACTCTTTGTGGAGTGCAAGCGTGTGGAGGCGCTGAATCTACCGAAGGCCCTGTCGCTGGCGGTGACGCAGGCGGGCAGTCAACTGCCGGCGGTATTTCATCGGAGGAATCGGGACGAACTGGGCTGGCTGCTTACGCTCAGACTCACGGACCTGATGCGTCTGCTGGAGATGGTATCGAGCGCTACCAGTCAGGGGCCATCCGATCAAGCGTCCCCGAGCGATGGGACCTCATCCCTTGCGCCGGGCTGCGTCGAGTCGCGGAGGCCATGGCCCACGGCGCTGCCAAGTACGGCGAGAACAACTGGACCAAGGGCATGCCCGTGAAGTCAATCCTGAACCATGCCATCAAGCACGCCTACCAGTGGCTTGACGGCGACCGCAGCGAGGACCACCTCGGCCACGCTGCGGCCAATCTGCTGATGGCCATTCACTCTGTCGAGCGCTGGCCCGAACTGAACGACTAACCCTTAGGCATGGAGGCCTAAATGAGTTGGAAAATAGAGTCAGGTGAGCAGGGCGTTTGGCGAGTTCCGTTTGAGGGCGGCAGGTATCCGCACCTGTGGGTGCTGCTGTCCGCCGACTGGCACTGGGACAACCCAAAGACAAGGCTCGACCTGATTGAGCGAGACCTGAAACTCGCCAAGAAGCATGGGGCCATGGTCATCAGCGCAGGCGACCACTTCTGTGCGATGCAGGGCAAGTACGACAAGCGATCTTCCAAGGACAGCATCCGACCTGAACACATGGATGGCTCTTACCTCGACCGTCTGGTGGAGACAGCGGCCGAGTTTCTGATGCCCTACAAGGATCAGTTAGGTCTAATCTCTGTGGGCAACCATGAGACGGCAATCTACAGCCGTCACGAAACCTGCCTTATCTCCAGGCTGGTCGAGCGGCTGCGGGTGGCTGGCAGCCCGTGCCATAAGGGCTCCTACAACGGCTGGGTACAGTTTTTAGCAAGATACAAGGACCACACCACATGCGAGTCATACCGCCTGTACTACCACCACGGCTCAGGTGGTGACGCCCCGGTCACGCACGGCACGATTGCCATGAGCAGGGTCAGCCAGTGGATTGACGCCGACGCCATCCTCTCTGGTCACCTGCACATACGGAACATGAGCGTCACGGCCCGTGAGAAACTCACCACGGGCGGCCAACGCAAGGTCTACGAGACGAGCCTCATCCGTGTCTCGACCTACAAGGATGAGTACAAGCCGCTAGACGGCTGGCACATCGAGAAGGGCAAGGGCCCCAGGCCAACAACCAACCCCTCTTACTGGATGAAATTAACGGCAGACCGAGACAAGTTAGTCGCCACCTTCCACGACTCACCGCAATGAACGACTTCAATCCCTACACAGCAGCCCTGATCTTCGTGGTGTATGTCGTCATAGACATGCTCTACGCCCTCTACATTCTGTGCGTCGGCAAGCATCAGGCCCTGGCTGCCGCCGCCATATCGTCCGTGCTGTACAGCCTGCTGGCCTTCGGAGTTGTGTCCTACAGCCAAAACATTCTGTACCTGATCCCGCTCGCATCAGGTGCCTTCATCGGCACCTACTTGACAGTGAGGTTCAGGCATGAACGCCGAGGGTGTGTTCGTCAAGGAGTGACCAATGCCGAGCAACCGTTACTTTAAGATCAATGGCGTCCGATGGCTCTGGCGCTACGCGCGCCTGAGGGGCAACGCCGAGGGGTGGGCTTTCGTCAAGACGCCCAAGACCCCGCACACCACCGAGCGAATCCTCATTGACGAGCGTGCTAAAGGTAAGAGGAGGTTGGAGGTGGAAATCCATGAGTTCATACACGCCGCAAACCCAACCATTGACGAGGAGCATGTAGACCAGCAGGGCAAGGACCTGTCCCGAATCTTGTGGGCATTGGGCTATCGGCTTAGGGAGGAGGCATGAGCGACGACATGTTTGACATCACCAACCTTCTGGACAGGGCGAGCAAACTGCCGGCTGACAAACTGCCCGATGTTTGCGCTCGGGCCGCAAGGGTGATTCGAAATCTGCGAGAGGCGGTGATCGCCTACAAGTCGCGTGGTGTTACGGAACCTCTGCCGAAAGAAAAACGGGCAGAGGTTTCTGACGGATGGAAGCAGCACATTCGGCCTCTAGACGCCGCAGACCGCGAGGCGCTGCTACGGTGCGACGAGGCGTGGGGTGTTGACAAGCCAGTCGCTTGGCGAGTCAGGCCAAGCCCGACAGAGACGTGCTATTTCGACGGCGAGGAGGCAGCGAAGGAATTTGCCTTCAGGGAGGGAACCGGCGCGAGGCCGTTGTACATACACCCCGCTAGCAAGTCCACGCTCACGGAACTTCAGGCAGCGCACGCAGAGATCGAACGACTCCACACCGCCATCCGCCGACTAGCCGACCAAGACGCCACGCTGTCTGTGCAGGGCGGAAATGTGACGGTGACGATGGACGGGACGCTCACAGACGAGGAGCGGGAGGCGGTGAAGTTGACGGCTGAATGGTTCGCAGCGGTTCCTCTTGGCGACACGCTCCGGGGGTTGCTGGAGCGGACGAAGTGAAGATCAACCGCGAAGCCATTGCCGAGGTGGACCCAGAGATACTCCTGGCTGATGGCCTGGACGATGCGTTCATCGGGCTGTCAGTGGGGCACCACCACAAGCCAGTCGCCTGCTACTCCTACGAGCGGGCCGTGAAGATCATTGCGCGCCGCGATGGCATGGGCTACGAGTCGGCTGAAGAGTACCTGCAATTCAATACCCTCGGCGCATACGTCGGTGAGTACACGCCGATATGGGTGCAGATGCCAATGGAGGTAGACGAGTGAACGCCCACTGCATGCAGACCTACAGCGGCAGAATCGTGGACCTTTCGGGGTTCAGCGAGGACGACATCCACATCGAGGACATAGCCCACGCCCTGAGCCAGATCGTTAGGTTCACTGGCCACATCACCAAGCCGTACACCGTGGCCCAGCACAGCGTCCTCGTTAGCCGACTGTGCCCGGAGGAGCATGCTCTGTGGGGCCTGCTTCACGACGCCAGCGAGGCGTACCTGGGTGACGTATCCACGCCGCTCAAGTCCCTGCTGCCAGAGTACCGTGAGATCGAGGGGCGAGTGCAGCGCGAGATCGCCGGCCGGTTCGGCCTGCCGTGGCCCATGCCTGCCAGCGTCAAGGACGCAGACCGGCGGGCCCTGATGCAAGAGAAGCGTGGGCTGTTCGCCAAGCAAATTCAGTGGCCAGGAGAGGACTACGGCAGTGAGAAAGTGACCACGGTTCTGGACCCTGTGTGTGCCAAGTGGGTTTTCCTTGGGCGATTAGAGGAGTTGAGCAAGTGAAGAACTTGGAAGACGAGATTTACTTCGGTGCCTGGAAGTGCCTTTGTGCTGGCGTGCTATTGCAAGCAGTGCAGAGGATCAGGTCTGAGCGCCGGATGCACGCACCCGGCAGCACCTATCGCATCAAGGGGACTGGCGGGCTGGACAAGGAGTTGCTGCACCAGCGGTCGGGTGCCAGGGATTGGATCGAGGGTGGAGTCGGCGTCATCACCTTTGAGGACTGCTGCGACAGCGTTGGAGTGGACCCGGCAGAGGCAAGGAAGAAGATCGAGGAGTATTGCCATGGCAAGAAGGTAGGTCGTGGCACTGATTCATTATTCGATTACAGAAGGCGCGCGTGATAGCCTTTTGAGATGCCTAGGAAGTCTGAGAAAAGTCCAAAAAGAAACCCCCGGCCACCGAGTCCGTGCGTGGACTGCGGTAAGCCGGGGGTCTATGGCGTCGATCCTTATGGCGTTCCCTCCGAGGACTGGCGCTGCCGTCCCTGCTACGAGAATGCCTGTGTCCGAATAGTCAGGGAAGACTATCTAACTAGGTATGGACGCTAATGGGACTCACGCCTGAGCAGCAGAAGTTGGCCGAGGAGGCGGCCAAACTTGTGCCTGTCTGCATCAACGTCTTCCTCAGGCGGTTGCCCTGCATAAGGGATGTGGCTCAGGTCTGCGACCTAGAGTCGGCTGCCTACGTCGCCTGCTGCAAGGCGGCCCGAACTTACGACTCAACCAAGGGCGTTGGCATCAGTGCCTACTTCAGTGTGGCCATCAGGAATGCCATGCTTCGGGAGGTCCAGAAGGAGATTAAGACTCAGGCCCACTCCATCAGGCGGATACCACTAGATGAAATCTACAACCGGGCCCCGCCCAAACGGCCCAAGGCAGATTCGGCCATGCCGGCCATGCTCCACCTGACCGACGAGGAGCGGGAGTGGATCGAGTCTTTTGTCTTCGACGGGACTTCCTTCAGGGCCTTCGGCCGGATGTCAGACTGCGACCCCAGGACTGCTAAGAAGGTACTGAAGGGCTATCTTGATCGCCTGAAGGGGTTGATGGACGAGCAGCCTTAGCGCTCTGCCTGACCCCCAGTTCCTTCAGACGAGCCGGCAGCACAACCGACATGTTGCAATCGTCGCAGCACCGGCCGTCATTGACTGGCTGGGCGTTATTGCCAGCGGTCCAAGTCCCAACGGCAGGGATTTCTCTGTGGCATATCGAGCATTTCATCTTCGGTGCCGGCTGAGTAATCGGTCACTGATTGTCTCGGCCCTGCGTCATCCGTTGACGGTCGCCCACTGCTCGACTGCCTGCCGCGCCTCCTCGGGGATGATCGGCCGCGTGCGCTCGTTTGCCAGCAGTCTCACATGCTCGGCCGCCTCAAACATTGCCAGCCTGACGGTCTGATGATTGCCGATCAGTTTCCCGTCCACGCCAACGGAGATGTAGCCGCTGGTCGGGATCAGTTTGAACTCGACCGTGTGATTCAGCACTGTGCATTTGGTGTATGTCATCGTGATCTCCTCGTCTCTAGGTTTCCGCGTTCGGGGTCAGGATGCCCGCCGGCAACTTCGCCGGCGGGCGGGGTTGTCAGCGAGTGAACGCTGTGCAGACCTTCGGGTTGCCGGCTTCGATCTCCGACCATTCATGATTGGCCTGTGAGTTCGCTGCGATCCTCACCCGACTAAGAGTCTCTTCGGCATCGCGCAGGTAGGCGTCGAGGCTCTTGATGTCCATGGCATGGAAGAAGCAGGAGCAGAGCAGGCCGGCGAGCGCGTCGTGCATCTGGACACCCGCAGGCTCGCGGCCTGCGGCGACCTCGGCCGCATCGTGCCTCCGCATCATGCCGCGAGCCTCATCGTCCATCGCGTCGAATACTTCGTTGGAGTTCATCGTCTCGTTTCCTCTATCGGGGTTGTCGTTTCCGCGTTCGGGGGTCAGGGGCGGGCCGTCAGTTGATCTCCGACCACTCAATGCCTGTCGCCTCCCAGATGCCGTCGTCGTGCTGCGTCCATGTGACGCGGCCGATCTGACCATCGTCCTCGACGATCTCGTCGAGTTGCCCCCAACCTTCCGACCGCAGCCAGTTCACGACGGACAGTCGGCATCCTGTGGTGCCCTGGATCGGAGTCTGCTGCCCGTTCACGATCACGTTGTCTTCCGGCATCCCTACGCTGATAAGCGGCAACTCGCGGGCTGCGGCGTAGTCGCGGGCCTGTTGTTCTTTCGTCACCATCGTTGTCTCCTTTGGTTAAGCAGAGTCTTTGTTTGTATCCTCGCCATGATCGCTCGGTCCAGTGGCCGCAATGCTGTCCACTAATTCCCGTGCGGCCTTCCTTCGATCCTTGGTCACCTTGTCCCGCCATCCGTCCCTTCCCGGGTATCCTGCCGCCCTGGCCTTCAGGGCGTAGTGCAACCAGGGCTGGTGGTATCTGTCACCGTTGGCCCGCTTCACCTTCATCCGTTTGAGGAAGGCCACGATCCTGTCATAGGACCAGCCCCTTACGTCGTGAGTCTTGACCACCCACTCTATGAGTTTCCGCTCGGTGTTGTCGTGGTCCCAGTTCCCGTCCGTCCTCCTCATCCAGCCAGCCGGCGGCCGTCCACCATGAGGCAGGCCCTTCTCCTGACGGATTGCCAGAGCCTCCTTGGTCCTCTGCCTGATCCACTCACGCTCCAGTTCCGCCACCGCCCCAAGGAGGTGGATGACGAACGTCCCGAGGGCTGTCGAGGTATCGAGGGCTATGTCCAGGGAGACCAGCCCAACCCCCTTGGTCTTAAACATGTTGAGGATTTGGGCCGTGTCGAACAGGCAGCGACTGGCCCGGTCTAGTTTCGACCAGACAACGATGTCACCCGGCTGGGCAGTGACCCACAGTTGTCGCCCCTGCTCCCTCTCGGTCAGTGGCGTGCCGCCCGAGGTGGCCTTGTCCTCAAAGAACCCACCCCACTCATAGCCCTCATCCTTGAGACGGCTATCGTAGTAGGCGGTGATCGACTTTCGCTGTGCCTCAAAGGTGTACTGCTGTCCGGCCGTCGAGGCACGACAGTAACCGTAGGCCTTAGGCAATTTGCTCCTCCTCTCTTTCCTGTTGTTTGCAGCGGGCCTCAAGCACCCTGAACTCAGAGGTCGGGCGGCCCCTTCTGAACACCCTTATGATCCCGTCGTTGTGGTAGAAGGCGCACGCCTTGATGGACTTGAACCAGTCCTCAGGGCAGTCCTCAGTGATCTCCCGCTTCGCTATTTGTATGGCCATGTCTCGGCTATGGGCAACCAAGTGGAAGCACCACAGTTGCTTACCGTCAGAGGTGCGATCCGTTAGCAGGGCAACCTCATACATCCCGGGCCTGTCCACAATGAACTCCTTAGTTGAATTGGCTAAACGCAGCAGGCTAGCACTCGCTTGGCCTCGATCTCTTCCTTGGTGACCGGCCAGTAGTAGGGCAGGTCCGGCCCTACGTTCCAGCCGTACTGACCGTAGAACACCGGGTCCTTCCGCAGAAGGTTGGACCTGTGACTGTTAACTATCCTGGGGTCGTAGGCCCAAGGCGGTGCGGTTAACGTAAAACTACTAAGTGATGAAGACCGCATCGGCATGTTGTTCCTGAATCCCCTTCGCACCCACTCCTTGATTGCAATGTCGTGATAGTGGGCAAGGGCCACCTCATGCCCGTACCACATCAGCACTGCCGGGTGATTCTTCCAGCCCTTGGTTTCCCCCGCCAGCACCCGCAGTATCTGCATCGCCTCCACCCTCTGCTTCCCCAGCCGCTTGTTGTCGAGTTG